CTATTAAAGTTTTTAAAATAATTTTCTTCTATATATCTTTCGAGTTCAAGACTACGAGATGCTACTTCTTTTTCTTGAACCGTTCTTGCAAACTCGCCTACTAACTGTGTGTCCTGCATCAACTTCATTGCTTCTTTATATATTTTCTCAGGAGGCAGTCCCATAAACTGGAACATTGCGCGCTCATAGGCTTCGCCTATTACAGCCTGATCAAAAGATGCAAAGTCAGCATCTAACTGAGCTTGCGCTCTACCAGTGTCAGCGATTGCTTGCATATCGTCAGCATCATAAATACTTAATTCATCAAGTGCGTTGAATACAATTTCAGTGCGTTTTTCAAGAGACTCATTTTGTATGTCAACAGGATTTTCTTTGTAATGCTGTGCTATTTGCTTTAACAAATTATCATATTGCTGGATTTTTAACTTATTATCATCACCACCTTCTGCTTTAGCGTTTTGTAAATCTGCAATTACTTGATAACGATTACGCCCAGGATCTCTAAATATTCTCGTGTTAAATGGTCTTTCACCATCTTCATCAACAGAAATAATCCTTGGATTAGAGGGAAGATCTTGAATAACAGCTGACACAGCATTTGCTGACTGCAATTCTATATTTTCATCGCTTAGGATTTCTGTTCTTTGATTTGTTCTGGCAGTTACTATCTTTCCAGTTAAAATCTGTGCGAGAGCCTTACTACGTGAAACATCTCCAATGCTTTGAGTACCTGGCTTCTTTGATGAAAGCCTAGTAAATTCATCGTATGCTCTTTGAAACTCAGGATCTCCTGCAAACAAACTTGGATTATCATCAAAAAACTTTTCATCTTCTAAAGAAAGAGTGCCAGATGCCTCGGCTTTTCTGCTTGCATCAATAGCATCCATTCTGCCCTTAAATCTTTCTCGGAGGCGTGTTTCTTGCTCCATAGTTATGGATGGCAATAACTCTCTTATTCTTTTTAACTCTCCGTCAAAGCGAACATCTGCATCGCCAGTTGCACCTTTAGCAAATACATTTGCCATTACCTGATCGCTTAATAGCTTGAAGTCTCGCTCTTGTGTCTTAATGCCTGCTTCTATTATTGCTGAGTTTTCTTCAGAAATTTGTGATGCAATAGTCCTAACTAAACCAGATGATCTACCTACATCTCCTTTAATTTGCTGAGTTAAAGAAAAATGTTGCTGTTGCAAACTCTTAATCTTTGTTTGGTCTGGATTAGCGCTTCCTATTTCTTGTCGTAACTCAACCTCAATGTTATTTATTTGCGGCTGCACTTTGTCTTTAAGAATATTAAGATCAACTTCTTGAACTGCTCGTTGATTGGTCTTTAATGTGCCAGCAACCACATCAAACTCTGCGCCAGCAGAATCACCGTGCTCACCTATAAATGCTTCTCTAGCTGAATCTGATGTTAAATCAGGATTTGCTCCGATAAATGCTTTAGCTCTATTAGAAAGATTTGTACTGCGATCAGAACGTGCCTGATCAATTAACTGCTGTGCATAATCTGATGGTAAGTTTTGATTTGTGGTATTAAGTTGTCGTATTTCTTCTGCAATAGAATTTACAGCTCCAGGGTTATCCCCAAGCAATGTCCCGTCTTTTGCTTTAGCCGTAGGATTAGCAAGAGTATTTGCTAGTGATTGCATTTGTTGAGCAACGCCTTGGGTTTCAAGCCGTTTCTGTGCTTGCTGTGCGGCGGCTAATAACTGAGGATCATTTAACCTAGCGGCTTCAGTTAAAGAATAATTAATTATCTGCTGAGGATCGCCGGTCTGAAGAATTTTCATCTCTTCAGCTTGTCTTTGCTTTTCTTTTCGTCGTTGAGGCAATGATCCTGCAAGCATCCCAACCTCGCCCAACGCACCCATATAGGAAGGATTGGCTATTGCATCACCTAGCCCACGGCTAAATCCAAAATTTCTACGTCTGCCAAACAAAGACATAATTTAATCCTTAACCAAATATTTCTTTACCAATATCACTAAGAACATTAACTAAACCACCTGTAGCTCCATCAGGCGTTGGCGTCATTGCGCCAGCAAGCAAGCCAGTACCAATCGTACCCATAAGATTAGCTTGCCCAATACCAGATTTAAGCAGTGCCTCAAGACCGCCCATTGCGGCTTCACCATAAAGACCAGTGCCGTACAACTGCCCACGTTGCGCTATCTGCGATCCTAAGAGACCCTGACGTAGTGCCGCAAGCTGTTGCGTTTCTGGCCTGTACGCCGCTTCAAGCGCTCTCAGGCCCATCTGTTGCTCTGCTCCCTGCAATGCAAGGTTTCCTGCTAGCAAGTTCTGGCTTAATCCAAGAGTCTGATTAGCTAGTGCCGCCTGATCCATGCGTTCTCTTTGAGCTTGTTGAATAGCCATTAGTGATGCTTGGTTACGTGCTTCTTCTTGAGCTTTAGCCAGGGCTAATTGCTCTGGAGTACCACCAAACATTGCACTGCTAACACCTAATCTTCCCTGACCAAACAATCTTTCTTCTAATGCAAGTCTTTGACGCTCTTCTTCTGGTCGCTGAGTAGCACGTATTCTTTCAAATACAGCTTGCTCACGGTCTGCTGTGCTAGTAGGAATAGCACCAAACATTGACATACCGCGAGACAATACATTTCTACCAGCTTGCTCTAACCCCTGAGAGCCAGAAGCATCTGTTGCAACAATTGCTCTTTGCCTAGCATCATCAAGTAGCTTGTTTTTAAGCAACTGCTCACCAGCGCTAAGGTCAGTAAACAAACCACCCTGTTCATCTACACTAATACCAGAACTAAAGTATTGAGAGGGTGTAGCAGATGACGAACCAACGCCTACAGTAAAAGGCTTAAACTGAGCATCTATCCTGCCAGCCTCACCAATCTCTACAGCGCCTTGTTGAGCCGCCTCACCAATGTTACCAAGCCTGCTATATGCTTGATTTACACCAGCAAGACCGCCAGCTACAGCAGCAGTAGTTCCAAGATTTTCTAAAAGACCGCCGCCTAGCTCTAAAAGGCCTTCTCCAATTTTTCCTATTGTGATCGCCATTACAAAGTCCTTCCTACTAATGCTAGTACGTTAAAGTCTTGCAGTGATATAGAGTTTCCATTTACGTCAGTCTCCAAACCTACGCTTACTACACTGCCATACCCTGTTGTGTTTAGTGATGTGCGTGTAATCAAATCACCTTCTGTAAATTCTGCAACTGTAAACTCTGACTCACCATAAAACCCTGGAGTGCCACTGCTAGTCTGAAATGTTGCTGAGTTAGTGGATAATGCAAAATCATATCCCCATTTCAAAAATATATCCGAGCTAGAACCATCAATAATTGTAGGACGAATCTTCTTTAGAAACTTAATCCTAGATGGATCACCAAATGTCAGCTGTGGACTAAAGTATCTAAACCGATATGAGCTACCAGCATCAGTAAACCCGCTGTACTTGCCTATCCCGCTTGTTGAACCAATATATAAATCACCATTTCTGTCTCTAGCAAAAGATTTAAAATCTACACTAGGCCATTTAGTTACACGATATGACCCATTTTCTAATGTGCCACGCAAATCAAAACAATACACAGTTGTGCTATCAACCATGCCTAGTAAATAGAAATAATTCTCGGGGCTGTATACAGAAGTAACAGGGCTAGTTTCAGCTTGTATTGAGCCTATTAAATCTTGTTTTACATTTCTGCTTAGGTCACTTATTGGCAAAGACTTTTCCTGTACTGCCCTGCCAAGACTTCTCAGCCCATCCTGACTTAAAAACAATAAATCACTACCAATGCTTTGTACTGTCTTTCTATCTACACAGCCAACACCAGGAATACTGTCGCTTAACGCCATGCTCGCAGGGCTAGTAGCACCAGAATAAACAATGGTGTTTTGCTCACCAAAAACAACAAGCAATCCATTGCGTGCGGCAAGAGCTACTACCTTGTCAAAACCATTAGGCCATACCTTAGATACGTCAATATTTCCACTGGACCCGCCAGTAAATGCATTGCCATTTAAAAGATCAGACCAGTAAATAATGTTGTCATTAGTAGCGTTACCAACAACAAACAATCGACCAAATGCGGCAAGAACTTCATGTCCTTTAAATGTAGCGTTAGTAGCTCCACCATTGGCTACTGTAAATGTCCTAAGACCATTGGCATTGTCATATACCAAAGGATCGTAGCCACGCTGAAAAAAATACGCCTTGTCATTAAAGTTGACAATCTTCCAGTCATTAGAAGTAATTGTATAAGAACCTGGAGTTGCATCTACTAATGTAGTAGTGCCAGTCATTATCTTGTTATTGCCAGTGCTAAATATAACTTCATTACCAGCACTGTCGTAAAACTCGTGTATGTTATGTATGTAGTCTGTACCTAATACTGTTTTGTTTGTCGTAATAGTAGAAAAACCTTTGCGAGCGGCTAATCGTCCTTTCCGATCAATAACAGCATTATCTGCGATTTCTGCGAAATCAACATCTTGAGCAACAGGGGAATCTTCAGTGTTTACACCTTTAAACCCTGGGCTAAGTAAGTTAATGCTTTTAAGTGGCTGGGACATATCAGATCCTATGGCGTATAGAATATAGTTTCTTCAGGATGCTTTTGTGCATCCAACGCTATAGCATCAGAAAGATGCTTGTCTGCTATGTTGAAATACTCAGCAGTTGATGTGCCTCCAGTTTCTCCTCTTTCTCTTGCAAGCAAAGCTACAGCCATGTGCAGTACTGGCGCGCTAGGAATAGCAAGAGTATCAGTGTTAGAAGATAGCTCTATGTTTCTTAATACAACTCGCGCTCGTAATGTATATGCTTTGTCAGGCGTAGGGTATATCTTGATCTGGCAGTCGCCATTACCATCTACACCGCTGTATGTATAGTATTGAGGCGCACCAGTTACAGGTTCTTGTATATACTCCTTATTATCAAACCAGTTCTGAGTTTCATAAGTCATCTCTAAATTAGATGTATCGTTAATTAGATTCAGAACCTTGCCTTCACTTCTGCTTCCTGTAATAGAGTAAAGGTTATCATCTGCTGAAGTAGTAATAGTTAGCGTGCTACGCAAAGCAGACCAATCCCATGCCGTTTCTACAAGATCTTTAGCATCATTTACAAAATCGCTAACCATCTTGCTGTATGTGTTAGCAGTCACAGACGTAACTTCATCTTCACGAAGTCTGCGTAAAACACCATTAACAAGATTTAAATATGTCATGCTATATAATTCCTTCTTAGTACATTATCAAACATACTTGAATTACTAAGCCCCTGAAGTTGGTCAAATCTCTGAAGCTGGGTAAACCCTTGTTGAGATTGCTGGGGTTGCTGAGAACTAAACGACAACCTTCCAAGAAGATCCGCAGAAGCATCCATTGAGTTACTAGCAAGCCCGCCTAATAGCCCTAATGCCGCAGGCTCAATGATGCTTACCATTCCTGGGTCTTGATAATTTATTTCACCATCTGCTGTAAATGATGGCGAAGGAATAGATGGCGATGCTATTTGCTGTACCAGCTCAGGTTCTGGCTCTGGTTGATTTTTATTGCCTTCCCCTGGCCCATCTCCTGGTCCCTGACCAGGGCCATCACCACCGCCATTACCGCCTGTGCTTTTAGTATCTACACCTGTTGTGTCTTGACCTGTTGTTGAGCAAACCGCTTCAAATCGTTCTTGCTCATAGGTTCCACCCATTCCGTCATGGAAACGACCTACAAACGTGCCGCCATTTGGCCCTCTAGTTTTACAATAACCTCCTGCATAACTTCCTGCCGATGGAAATTTTCCATCCCCATTGCTTCCACCATCTACATTATTGCCACCGTTTCCACCATTTCCACCATTTCCACCATTTCCGCCGTTTCCGCCGTTTCCATCATTTCCATATATTTCAGCAAAATCATCAAACGATAATCTTCCAGCATTAGGGTCTGTAGTTGTAGTGGTTGTAGTTGTTTCTGTTGTATTTGTATTTGTATTTGTTGTATTTGTATTTGTTGTATTTGTGTCTGTTTTAGTTGCATCTGAAGAATCATCTACTGGTGAAGTTACTTCTGAAGAAAGAACATTGCCAGCATTTGATGAGCCTGACCCACTATTTAAAATAGAATTAACAATTATGGTTCCCAAAATGCTTTCTAAATCAACATTAAATAAACCACCAATTCCAGTGCCACTAGAACCAGGAAGTGTAATTACAGGAGGCACATAAGGAGGAAACGTTCCTGTGCTTGTAGCAGAACCAGAACCTTGAGTAGCTGTTTGATCTCCAGTGCCTTCTTGATCTGTATTGGGAACCTCAGTAATTACAATATCTTTTACAGTATCGTTATCAAAATCATACTCTGTTGTGTTCCCATCTTTATCTGTTGCTGTCCATACCCCAGACGTACCCCATTCATTTTCTTCATCGCCTGTGTTTACAATTACATACGCCCCATCATCTGTGTTTATTACAGTTCTATCGCCAATAACAACAAATGAGCCATCCGCATCCTCCCATACAACTACTTTCTTTTCTGTTCCATCATCATTTAAAACAGGGTTGCCGTCTGCATCAATAACAGCATATTCACTATCTGGAGCGCCATCAGAACTTTTTTGCCCTCCTGTTTCATTTGAGCTTCCTGCTCCACTATCAGGAAGCCCCTGTAAAACAGACGTATCTACTTCTTGATTTGTATTTGTGCTACTAGCACTAGCAGATGAATCATCAGAACTAGCATCTGCACTAGCATCTGCACTAGCATCTGCACTAGCATCTGCACTAGCATCAGCGGTATTAGCATCTTCAGTATTAGAGTCGGCATCTGCGGCGGCATTAGCGGAGTCGCTAGCAGACGATCCTCCAGCTTCTACTCCAGTAAACACAACGTCTAAGTCACCAAGCCCGCCCATATAAACATTTGCGCCTGCTACAATTGCATTATCAATAGCTTCTTTTTGTGCATCTGTTAAATCATCATACCCATCTATTACTTCTAGTGTTTCAGATTTAGTTTGAAGATCATCTCCTAATGTTTCCTGGTCGTCATCACCTCCTATTAACGTGCCAATCACATTAGTAGCAGTTTGAACAGTACTATCATTAGTTGTATCTCCAAGCAAATCAACAGCAGTAGCAACGGTATTTTCTATTACATCTACAACCTGACTAATTTTATCTGACCTATCTTCACCAGTAATATCTTCAACAGATTGCTGTCTTTCAATTTCTTTTTGATTTACAGCATTTGCAACATCTGCTTGTTGCGCTGTTACCTCTCCAATAAAATTTCCATTCTCATCAATTTCATCTGAATGCTCTTCAAGCCACGTTTCTCCTTTCTTGCTTACTGCATCAGGAACGTTTGGATTGTCCGCCGTAGCCGCTTGTTGTTTGGCTTTGTCAACTGCACCTTGTCCTGTATAACAAACACCTTGAGCAAAATAATTGCCTGCACCGTTACAGGCTTGTCGTAATGCTCTAATTTGTGCTCTAGCAATAGCATTTGATGTAGAAGGACGGGGGCCAATGTTTCCAGCAACAGCCCCAGTTAATGGATCGATAGGGCCAGGAATACCAATGCCACCAATAAATCTATTCGCAACATCTGCTATTTGCTGTTCTGCATTTGTAGGCGGGGCAAAAGGATTGTCATCAAGATTAAGATCAGGAAACATACCCTGCCCAATTGCATTACCACCTTTAGGCATTACTTGGCCCTCAACTTCATTAACTTATCAGCACCACGTATTCCAAATGACGCAGATACCGCAAGAAATAGTAAATACTGATACCAATCTGGAAGAGTATCCAAAGCGCGAAAACCATCAGCCACGCGATCAAGAATACTGGGGTCATTAGCCACAACAGAGTAACCAACACAAAGGAGAGGAATTGCCAGAATAGCTGTCCAAAACTCATCCTTAAGGCTATTTGCTGAAGCATCTGCCATCTTTTCTTCCCAAGTGGCAGTGTTACTAATGACTTGCATCTTTGCTTGATGTTTGGCTTGAGACTGCTCATGCCGGTTGTTCATCCATGTCTTTGCAAGTCCCGCTACTGGACCCAGTAATGCTTGCAACATTAGTCATCATCCTTTTTAAATCGACCTTTGTCATCACGCTTTTGTTTTTTCTTTACAAAACTTTGCACCGTATCGGTTTCCCATATACGGATGCCAACCCAGATAATAGTAAATAGAGCAGAAATAGGAGGTAGGATGGCAGAGATTGTGCCAATAACAGTGCCGAAGCTAATTACGTCTATTACTTGTTTTGTTGGCTCTTCCATCTTTACTTTCCTAATACTGATTGAATTATAAATGTAATTAGAAGGCCGGCTATACTCACAAGAACCGCAATCCAAAATGACTTAATTAAAGCGTCCTTTGCTTCTTGTTGTGCGTAAACCTCTCTCTGCCTTTGCGCTTGAACTTCCTTCATGCAGTTACGGTATTCTTCTACGCCTTCATTACCGTATGCATACTTTAATAATGTTATTAACTCTCTCTTTTGAGTTTCTATCCTTTTCTTTGCGGCAAACATTTGTGCCGCTTCTGCTTCTATTGAGTCTGCAAACACCACCTTCTTAAGTGGGTTTGTTCTTTTTTCTTGCCGTTTGTTAGCATACAAAACATCTGATGCATGGCCTTGCCATCTGGCTACTACTTGAAACGTATCCTCAATGGACTTGCCTGCTTCAATAAATGCTTTGACCCCTGCGTATGCTTTTGTAGCCGCCGCCGCCGCTGTAATTGGGTCAATCATTTGTCACCTCATATATAACGTAAGGATCGCAATATGAATTAGGCCAAGGTAAATACCAGGTGTACGTTTGATCTGATTCGCTATCTAGCTCCTTGTATTTGCAAATTCTGTAATGCTCTAGCCTTGTCCTACTACCAATAGCCCATGTGTAGGTGTAGGTATCAAGCACAAGATAAAGAATAAGAACCTCCACATAGGATCTTACTCAGGATCTTCCCAATCAGCGCGTTGCCGAATTCCAAAGCCTCTATTAACCTCAACAGAAATAGTTGCGTTTTCTGCGGCTTCTGGGTCAGGGTCAGGCTCTGTGACTGTCTCCACTATTTCTAAATACTCATAAGCCGCTAATGACTTTTCGGGACGCCAGCTATAAGCAAACCATTCATCTGTAGGAGCCGCTGGCCCTTCTGACCATCCAGTAACTGCTGTGCCAGTTACATTAATCCATGTCTTATTCATTAGTTATATACCCATGCTTGGAAGTTAGCGTAAATATAGGCTTGAGTGTTGTTGTTTCCGGTTAATGCAACAAACTTTTCGCCGGGGTTTAATATAAACCTATCCCCACTAATCATTGTATAGTTGTAGTAATTGCTATTGTTTTTATGTACAACCACTACATCAAACGGACCTCTATTAAAAGTGTTCATATAGTTATACTGATTTGATATTGCGTCATTAGAAAACGAATTAAACATGATCTTATAGCTAGTGTTTGCACTATAATTCTTTAAAATCATATCTTCTGAATTGTTAGTATCATTAACAATACCAATACCTAGCCAGCGGTTATGAGTGCCGTCTGACTCTATTGTAAAAGCCTCATCGTTGTAACTAGTGTTGGACTGTTTTGCTGTATCTGGAATTACGATACGAGCGTACTTACAACTACTAGGAGCCGTATATAACACCTGTGGAGCAGATGTAGTCCAATCGCTTACACTGCTTGGGCGATTATAATAATTTATAGTAGTAATACTGTTAGGGCTTGTCTTAGGACTAACAGTTCCTGATGTGTCTGCTGTTGCTGTTGCTGATAAAGTCATAAGTACCCCTTAAGTAATCTCAACGCCTTGCGTTCTTAGTTGAACAGAAATTCCTGTGTAAGATGTATAAGGCAAATTAGTGTTTGTTTGAGTAACATCGCTGTATGGAATTAAATTATCTGCACGACTACCGGGACTTGTTGAGTGAGTCCCTGTAATTTCTATATTCATGTAAACTAGAGCTCCACCTTCTGCTTTCCATAATCTCCATGACGTAGCAGAATAAGGAATTGCTAAAATATTATCGTCTAGTTTTGACCATTGCATTGCGTGATAGTTATAATTATTACCGCCTGTTAATCCATTTAAATAGTTTCTAAAATTACCAGTTATTATGTTTGTTCTGGTAGCGGTAAAACCGCCAGATGTGTTAGTTGCTATTACAGACCCTTCCATATAACCAAAGTGTGTTGTATTTTCTACTGACTGTGCGCCGACAAGGAGATAATACCTATCTTCACTACTATTATATAAAGCAATTGTGTGTCTATCAGAAGTGTTGTAAGCGTTGTTTGTGTATGTTCCGTAGCCTGTAGAAAGTGCTAAATTTCTTATGTATGTTGAAGAACCTTGAGAATGAAAGTAAACATTATTAACAGCATCTCCAGAAGCATAGCTAGAATTGGTAGCATAAAACCCAGTATGCGCTGTATAACTGCTAGCGGTGCCATCAAGACCGCCTGATTTTAATAAATCAAACTCTCTAATTACTCCGTTACTAGACCCATAATATTTCATTCTGCTGTGATCCATAGCAGGGCTATGATAAGAGGCGTTCCAAATTGTTGAATCTGTTCCTTGAGCAGTTTCATCGCTACCGTAGTTCAATCTTTTAAATTGTGAAGTAGAATTACTATCCACATAAAAATAGTAATATGATGTTTCTGCAGGAACTTTAGCAAACTCGCACCTTCGTTCGCTGTTAAACGGCCCTCCACTATGAAAAGGGGGAACTATATCAGTAGCGCTTCCTACGCTTGCTGTTGTACCTAAACTTACCCCTGCAAAATTATAGGTAAACCTGGTATCTGAATTACCTTCTTTTTCTATTCCAGTAATGGGATACAAATTTACTGTTGAGGTGTTATCAAATTCTATCTGAAAAAAGTTTAAGGTTTTTTTTGTAGGCTGTGTTAAAGCAGGAACAAACTCAATATCAAAAGAATTGCTAGGAGGAACAACAGCTGTCCCGCTAGAGTTTTCTAAAGTTGTGCTTACAGGGATTCCATCTACAGAAAAACGCCCACCATCGCTTGTTACATTGCTTGTTCCTACATGGACATCCCTAACTACTCTGGTAGTAGATCCGTTGTTTGAAAAAACAGTTAGCGTCCCATCGCTTGCTAAATTAGCCTGCGTAAGAGTACCGCTACTTAGTTCTTTTACTGATTCACCCATTATACTGCTCCTCTAGCATACAAGCCTGCGAACGAAACCCCTGCCGCCGCCGCAGAAAAATTTAGCTTACCATTACCATCTGTTGTTAATACTTGATTAGCCGCACCATCTGCATTAGGTAGCTCTAATGTATATGTAGCATTTGCAGAATGCGGTGGGCCTTTAAGTGTTACGCCATGACTGTTTGCTTCACAGTTAAACCTTATTGCCCCTGCATTTGTGTTGCCTCGTAATTCAGTAAAGCCTGTACCAGAAGGAGCTAAATACACATTCCCTGGGACGGTAATGTTTCCTGTAAGCTGAGTAGCCGCAATAGCTAATGCGGCTTGGTGTTGTGTTACAGACGCTTGTGTGATGTTTGCATTTGGGACATTTGCCCATGTTACATTTGCAGTAAGATCATTAACCTCTGAAATCGTAGGAATAGTAACCGCTACATAGTCAATAACGGCTTTGTTTGTTGGTATCTGCGTATCACTGCTAGAAAATGTTTCGCTAGATGTTGTAACCATTCCAGCATTAAGGTTTGAAAATACAACAGTAGTCAGGTATCCAGCTCCAGAATGATCTCCCCATCCATAAGCTGTATTCCAATTAGATATTGCTAAGTTAGCACCTGTTACATTTCCTGAAAATGTCCCATCAACACCTGAAACATTTCCTGAAAATGTTCCAGTAGTTCCTGAAACACCAGCAGAAAACGTACCTGTAGTACCAGCAACAGCGGCAAATGTGCCTGCGGCTGGTGTAGTTCCACCAATAATTACATTGTCTATTGTGCCGCCATCTAAATTAGCAGTCGTAATTGTTCCAAGATTGCTAATTGTTGCGCCATTAAAATTAACAGTGCCATTAGCAGTAAGATCAGTAAAACTACCAGCGGCGGCTGTAGAAGCGCCAATAACTACGTTATCTAATGCACCACCATTAAGGTCAATCGTAGTTGCATTAAGGGTTGCAAACGTAGCTGTGCCGGTAAAAGTAGGGCTTGCTGTATCGGCTTTTGTAGCAATTGCAGTCGATATAGCATCAAATTCTGTTTCAAACTCTGTGCCGCGAACAACCTTGTTGGTATCGCCACCAGGAAGCGTATCTTTAGCCGCAAAGTCTGTACTTTTGGTGTAGTTAGCCATTAGTCACTCCATCCTATAAAGAAGAAAGGGGGCCGAAGCCCCCGTACTTATTAGGCAGAAGGAAGTGCCAATACAAATCCAGCTTCAGGACGATACACCTGAACACCATAAAGAGTGTCAGCAGTATACAGAGTAGACAAGTACTCTTGCTTGTACTGAGTCTGAGATCTAACAGCCATCTGCTCTGCCATAATGACTGCATCA